TTACAAAATATACTGCATTAAATATGAAGATATTTTTGATAAACAAGATGATCTTAGTGATTTACTTGGAATTGGAAAATTAAATATAGTTAATAAAAGTAATAGAAAAGATAATAAAGAATTAAATAAGATTTATGCTGATTTAATAGATGAAATGAACCAAAATGACTTTATTATAATAAGTTAAAATTTTAAATCATATTTATGTAAATTTGATTTAAAGTTTTTATCCATTTCATAACAAAGATGGATTTCATCGTATCGTATCAGATATATAATCAAAACCGACTCCAGGCGAGTCGTGATATTCAGGATCAACTTATTCAACCAGAGCAGAAGGAGTATAAGGAGCAGGAGTATAAGGAGCAGAAGGAGTATAAGGAGTATAAGGGGTATAAGGAGCAGAAGGAGTATAAGGAGCAGCAGAAGCATAAGGAGCAGCAGGAGCAGCAGAAGCAGAAGGATTTAGCGAAAAGAGAAGAACAAAAGTTCGTAAAGAATAACTGTTGTAATTGTGGTCAAGATCCTTACTTTTGCCAATGCAGCGAAATAATTAAACTTATTACCAAATTTAAACCAGAAAAAATTTCATATTAAATATAATCCCTCATAAATTTGATTGGAGAACAGATATTAAAGATACAAATATACAAATATACAAATATACAAAAAAATATGTCTTTGATTAACCAATTGTTCAGGCAGCTGATTAAGCAAGATTTCCCAGAAGATATTTATGATACTCTATGGCCATTGCTCTTTGTAGCAAGATATCCAGATAAAAGATTGCGAGAAGATATCCAGATGCTCTGGTATCACGATGATAGACTAGGTGGATCTATATTAGAATCCTTAATAGGAGGTGTAGATAACATTGAGACATATGGGGATCATTATGACCTTTATCAACACGAGAGACGGAGATTTAAACCACTGAGAACAAATGAAGAAAATATTAATATTCGGTTAGCCATGGAAGATTGGATTATGGGGGGATATGATGCTACCATAGCCCTGAGATACGCCGAAGAACAGTGGCGAAAACTATTAGCGATAGACGTGATCAATATTATTCGTCGTATGAGAGATGGTCAATTATATTTCACGATTGATGAAGATGATGGTTCTTGGCCCACATGTAATCTATCTACCGTAGGTATGGATTGTACGACTCTCGTAATCTATAAGACCAAATACAAAGAAAATTATAATCATGAAACAACTGAATGCTGTGAAAGTTGGGCACAAATCGCTAATGATTTCTTTGATAGGTATATGTATGAAGGATCAACAACAACAACCAGTAATAATCCTAATAACTCTTGTGGTTTCATATGGTTACAATCATATGACTCCGATGTTTATGGTAAACTTATTCTTAAACCCGATGGATGGATGAACGATAGCTTCATGAATGGAGAACAACCCGATTATCATTTTGATATGTAAAATGTATCTCTATTAACTAACCTAATTTTTTATTATTTTAAATTTGATTTGGAGTTTTAGAAATTTATTTTATCTATCAAATCAAAATGAATACATTTTACGATTCAGATTCTTATGGCTCCTCGGAGGCGCGGATGATGACTATCAGGCATATGAAGAGCGATATCGATGATGAAACACTTTCGGTCCCTCCGTATCAAAGGGAATATGTATGGACAAAGACACAACAACAGGGATACCTACAAACTTTATCTAAGGGAGCGCCATTATTCGGTCCAGTCATCAATATTGATCGCGATACAGGAACACAATATATCATGGATGGTCAGAACCGTCTTTTCACCATCTATAAATTCTTAAACGACGAGATTTCGTTTGTGAACGAAGAAGATGAAACCATCAAGTATTCTAACTTGCCCCCTACGGAGCAGCGTAAACTGAACTCTACGAATATATCTTACACCGAGACACGCGATTGGACTAATTCTCAATGCCAAGAATTCTTTATGAATATTCAGGAGGGTGTGAAATTGAAGGCGGGTGAACTCATTCACGCAAAACCCGATAATCCCTTAACTATTGAGATTGAACACATCTATCCGTATTTTGAGACTCTCTTCACGAATAAAGGTGCCGATGGAGGTCTAGGACTGTCCAAAGGATGTATTGATCGGTATGGTCATTATGAAGTATTAGGAACACTTATTCATATGCTTCGCACGGGGAAATATCCAGCGAGACCCGGGAAAACTGCTCTCCAGGAATTCAAGGATTGGGGCTCTAACTCTACTAATCCAGAATTTAATCTCCCTGTACCGACTTCGTGGCACAATGATACCTGCGCTGCTACTGAAACAAATTTACTTCTTAACAAATATTCCCTCATTCTAAAAAATGTCCATCGGTCACGAACCGGCATGAAACTAACGAATCACCTACGTCTCCTTTATTTCATCTTCAAGACTAATATCTATCAGGAGGAACTGGGTGAAGTTATCTATTCTAAGATCGAGACACTCCTAACAAGGGTCTTAGATAAGGATAGCGTAGAATACAATCAGATTGTTAAATGGGGTACGGGTGGTGTAGATAATATTTACAATATGTATTTAGAAATTTACAATGAATAGATCTAATAAAATCATTATTTAATACTTGAAATCGTAAGCGTGTGATCATTTAATCGGATTGACCATAATGGTTCTCTATAGCTATGACCTTGATGACCTTCTTGACCCTCTCTTATTAAAGTATAGGAAGTATCTTCAAAGGTGATGACGGATCCTACATTTGTTTTATCATGACTCATTTTCATAAAGTGTTCGTAAGTTTCAGCGGTCAGTGTGTTTGCTAGATAATAATTTTTTTTAATATAACAACTATCTATCAAGTTTTCTAATAATCCTTGGTCAGGGACTATTCTATACATTTTTAGATCGCATTGTTCTCGTAATTTATCTTCTCGCACCTGACAACTATACATATATTCTTTCATTTCTCTAAAAGTATTTTCTTTTGTTAACGAAGAGTAAGTTTTTGTTCCGATATCCAACGAATAGACACTCAATAACCATAGGAGAAGCACCTTAAACATTTTCTTATTTTAACAAGACTATCTTTTAAATTTAAATTTATTATATTTATACTTTATATAATATGGGTCGGAAGGCAATAAGTAAAAGTAAAAGTAAAAGTAAAAGGAAGCACCGGGTTTCTAGAGTTAAGAGACCGACTACTAGGCGCAGAAATAAGAAAACTAGAAAGAGATATAAAGGTGGGTCAGCAGGAACTCCACCGGTCGGGTTAACTGATGTAACTCGGGCCCAATATAAGGAACTAACAGGGCGAGATTTTCCGGGATCACTACCTTCCCCTAATTTATTTGATGGACCTAGAAGTGTTAATGTTTTAAGAGAAATATATGGTGGCGACCCAGAAGAAATAAATACCCAAATGATATGGTACTCGGAGCAGATTGATGAGCTTGAGGATCATAAGTTTGACCTTATTCTGGAGCGTGAGGAGCTTATGTTGAAAAAAGAGGAAACAGAGGGAACAGTAAAAATAGGAAAAATAGGAAAAATACAGGCCGGGATCGTGGAGGCGGAGCAGAAGCTGAAGGAGCTAGTTAAAGCAAACATGACCATCGCGCCCTCTTATATTTTGATTAGTGGTCATGGGTCAGTTTTAGATTGTGAAGATCGTACAGCAACACCGTGCTTTACATTGTTACCTCGTGGATATAACTTAATCTTATCTACGGCAACTGGAGAAGATCTGATTCAGGTGCCGAGCGGTATGTACAACTACACCTCCACCCAACTAGACCCTACTTATTTCAGGATGTATGGAGGGTTAATACCAAATCATTATATTGATTTTCATCTGCTCCTCGGGGGCGTCTTTTACCCGGGTGGCGTGGACGAGGAGATCCGAATCCGCGCGGAGCTCGCTGCGATGAGCATCGAAGCGCTGAGTGCCCGGGCGATGGATGTGGGTGTGGACGTGAGAGCACTCGCCATGGCAAGCGCGCGTTTGTTGACTGCCGATCGCGGTGAATTCAAGAAGGATGTCATCGACCTCATCATCACGGCGATGTCGGTAATCTCCGCAAGATATCCTGGTGTCAAGCGGCGTGCCGTACAGCCATTTGAACCTGATGAACCTGATGCGGCTAAGTATTTTAAAAATTTCGTATCGGACAGGAAAGATATACCTTTGAGTTACAGTGAAACTGCAAGGGGACTTGAAAAAGACGTGGATAAAATAAGGAGGTATGCACAAGGTTTTGTAAGTTTTGGCCATGACCATGTATTCCCTATGGAACTTGTGATTAGACAAATCAGAAATAGTGTCACACCAGGATATGAGGGTGAGTTTGACAGGTTTACATTATCACAATTGTTGAAACATATCGAAGATGAGGGGAAGAAACGTACTGATTTACCCAAGAATATATTGGGTGAATTTTGTAGAGGTGGTGAATTTAATTATAATATAGATGGGTTAATTGAGGTCCCGGGAAAGTACGGGTTGCCTCAATTAACCCAAGAATATTTTAGTGGGAACATAGATTACGGTGTAGATCCCGGTCTCATGAAACAATATTCACTCGCATCTAAAACCAAACCCCAAGATTTTTGGAGTATCTATGATAAATTAAAAGAGAAAATTGATGAATTCGGAGAGGCGGTCAGAGAGTGGTTTGGATGGATAATCAGAAAAATAGAAGTTGAAAGTGAAGAGGAGTTGTCGGAACCCAGGCTGGCCAGTGACAGGTTGCCACGCCGGGCGGGGCCTTACCCTATGCGGGGAATAAATTTAACATTAGATGATGTAAGTTTAATATTTCAGATGGATTATTACTTAGAGAGTTAGCGGCAGCAGAGGCATTTAAAGAGTAATTAAATTTAAATTTAAATTTGATATTATATGATTTAAATATAATCATTAAAATAACGATGTATTCATTAAAAAAAGATCAATTAATATCCTTATATTTATCAAGATTGATACCTATCAATGAAATACGTTATCAGATTATCAATCGTAAGAATAAAATGGAAACCCAAGAAACATTAGATTATCATATGGATAGATGGACAAATATCGCTGGGTCGCATTATACGATACATGATACTCATCATAATAAAATTTCATTTATTTATAATGGTGGAATGGATTATGTCGTGAAACCAGACCATCGTACAGATTTCTATGATGCGACCGGAATATCCTATCAGATTGTAGAATTAATTCACCGATTAATTAAAATGAAAAATGTACGCATGCAGCGTATCTTTCATTTTAATAAGTACCTAAAATCTGATGATAAATTATATTCTCAATTAGCAAACTTAATAATGAAAGAAATGAAAGAATAATTAATCGTATCTTATTATGAGCCAGTCGCCAATTCAAATTGACAATCAGTATTTTTTATGAATCCCTCTAAAAATACATGATTACATTCTAATACCATCTTTTGATCAATTAGTTGCTGAATGATGTAGCGGTTCGTTAAAGATTTATCTTTGGGACATTGGATATGAAAATAACGAGGGTCTCGTTTCTTATTAAAACAATAACAATCAAAATCTTGTTTAATCATAATCTGATCTTGGTCTGATAAAACATTATCTAACTCCGAATCATTAATAGCTATTGAAAACATAGCTCCTTTAAATTCTACTTTATCATCGATTCCTTCATCATAGTGAAACTCATCATCCGTCTGTCCAAAGTTCATTATACACTCTTACTCTCTTACTCTTACTCAAATGATTTTTTTAAGTATTACTTAAATGAAAATACTTACATGATAATGATTTTCCTTCATTAGGAGACCGTTATAATAAATTTGATATTAAATATATAGTGATTAGTAAAAAATGAAATATAAGGTTATTGATAGAGAATTTACAAAACAAATATTTATGGAAGATAATCCAGAGATTAAATATATTGAGTTTAATTCTATAGGAGACGCTCAACATTATATAAAAACCGGGCAAATTAGAGCCAGTTCCCTAATTGAAGTTTTTACCGATGGAGACTGTAATAATGAGACGGCAGGAATTGGAGTTTTCTTTGGAAAAAATGATCAGCATAATGTATCTAGAAAAATTAGTGGAAAGCAAACAAATCATCGTGCAGAACTTTTAGCAATTATCGAAGTTTTTAGTATTTTAAAAAAGGAAATAACACCTCGTAAAGGTGTATTAGATAAAGAGGTAATAATATATACGGATTCTCAATATTCAATTAATGCTCTTACAAAATGCTCAGTTAACTGGGAAAAAAACGATTGGAAAAAGAAAGATAAAAAAAAAATATCTAATTTAGAGATAATAAAGGAAGGATACTATTTATTAAAAGAATATACGAACGTGAGATTACAATATGTTAAAGATCATTCAAAAAATAATGATAGATTATCAAAAGGGATTTGTGAAGCAGATAGATTGGCAACAAACTCTATACAAGACAAATCAAATAAACACGGAAAAAATAGATCAATGCAACATTATTTCGCAGATGATATTAATGGTAAATATCATTTCGCATCTCCTCGTTATCATGGTGATATGACGTTTAATGATGTAGGATTAAGGACAGATCATAGATGGCCTGGTTCAGCATATGATTCCGATTAAATATCTAGAAAAAATAATTAATTCTCTCTAAACGTTAAAACGTGTACTGAACGTTTGCATCGGCACGACTGGTGCTTGAGCAATCAGAAATTCATGATATTTCATCCTTTTTACTGTATTGTATTCTTGACATAATGCGCATGGATGGGTTATCGGAAAGCAATGAATGCAGAAACTATACCGATTATTATAAGTTATATCATATTTATGTGATATCCTATTACGATAGTATCCTGAGAATATCCCGAATGATAATGATATAGTCATTAAATGCATAATGCTAAATAAGACTGAATAGGAGAGTATTTCTTCTTTGATTGTTTGTTCGTGTCCTGTCGTAAATTTACAATAATCGAATAATGGTTGTTTTAAGCAATCACATAAATCCGTATTATTTTTTAGAATACAATTATTATCGTAATAATTATTATCGTAATAATTTATATTTACTAAACATGTATTATTCGTTTCACTTCCCTCGCACAAATGTATTTTTTCAATATGGTCATATTCTTTTGAATATAACATATTCCATTGAATTAGGAATATAATCATGGCAAAAAATGAGGATAGAGATAAATGTAATGTAAATAATTTACAACATCCCGACAAACATCCTCCAAATTCTGCCATTTCATATATTTTCCCGAATAAACAATAAGGGAAAAATAATCCCATGAAACACGAGTATATGTCATCTGAACAACTATATAAATTATTAAAAGTATTTATATTCTCAAAATCATTTACTGCATTATAAATGTCCATTACTATTATTATTATTATTATTATAGAAACTTTTTAAATGATACTCTATTACGAAAAACGTTGTAATCTAATTTGTCTCATTTCTTCCAGTGAAATATCATTGGATTCCTTATTTAAATCTTCATTATCTTTATTTAAACCTTCATTATCTTCATTTAAACCTTCATTATCTTCATTTAAACCTTCATTATCTTTATTTAAACCTTCATTATCTTCATTTAAACCTTCATTATCTTCATTTAAATCTTTATTTAAATCAAAAACCAATGATTCTTGATATTCAATATCTTGTAATTCTCTTAAATGTCTCTCCTCTTGTATTTCTCTATCTTTGAGTTGTGTTGCTTCTCGTAGTGATTTTTCTTTGATTTCATTCATGATAATAATTTGTAATTGTTCTTCTTCATAGGAAAGATTTTCATGATTCATAAGTAAATATTGGTTATTGAATTTCTTTTAATTTTAAAAATCAAATTTATAAATTTAATTCCTATTAGAAATTTAATCTTATGAATATATTTAAAGTATGTGGTGATATAGATGATATATAGATGATATATAGATGATAAGTGAACCATGTAAAAAAATATGAATAAATTCAATCATTTTTTTTTTTAAGATGATTTTTTAAAATATTTTCATTAAACTATTTATCAAATTTTAAAATAAAACCCCTACATTTTTTTTCTACTATAGAATATAGAATAATGCCAAGAAAGACAAGAAAGACAAGAAAGACAAGAATGCCAAAAAAGACAAGAAAGAGAAGAATATCACAAAGTAAACGTTCAAGGAATTCGACTATCGGAAAATAT